AGAGAACGCTCGACCGAAGAAAGATGCGATCGCGTAGGCATTTTGTGAGTATTGACAGAATGACTGCTTGTAGGCCGCAGCCTTCATAAGGCTCGCTAAATCATTAGATACGAGTGAGCTCAATACGTTAGTGTTAGTTATGGTAACGCCGAAGATTCTTTTCAAATCTAAGGCTTCGATAAAAGCCGACACATCCAAGTTTTGATTATCTGTTGGTTGAACAGAAGCTTGGAACATCAACCCGTACCATGCAGCCGATGAATTAGCTAAAACCGCCGCGCACTCAACTGGTGTCTCAGCGTCGTAGCCCGGGATCAGTGCGATCGCAGTTGCAGATGTTAGTTTCATCTGAACTGATATGTCAGTGCCTGAACCTGTAGTTGCGTAGCTAACTGAAGAAGCCACCACACCACCAGACAATGTCGCCCCAGAGATGGTGATGCCCGAGCTTGTCTCAGCAAGAGTGAATGAGTTTCCACCAGTACCTACATCAGCCGCAGTCACTGTAATCACGTTACTCGCTAAAGAGTAAGTTGCTTCGACAATATTTGAGTCAACGGATGCCTGCAAGAATGCCTGCAAGTTTGCGGCAGTTAATAGATTTGTAGGACCAACTAACACTTCGTTTGCTCCAAGGCTTGCAGCTACGAAAGTGAGTGCAGTTCCGTTTACAGTTAAAGTGTCAGCAGCCACACCACCAGAGAAGTTGGCACCAGAGATAGTAATATTAGCACCAGACTTGGCGAGTGTGTACGAGTTGCCTGCAACTCCATAAACACGAGCTGTCGCTGTAGTGATGAGACCGATCGTGTTGTAGGTCATCAAAGCGATGTTTACGTCCGCTGAAGTCTCTAAGAAAGTTTGGAGATTTGCGGAAGTTGCTGCGGTCGAACCACCGATCTGAACTTGGTTACCTACCGGTGAGCCAGCTACGAAAGTGATCAAAGTACCTTGGATTGTAATTGTGTCCGAAGGCGATGGTTGACCTGTGAGCTCGATAGTTGCTGAAGCTCTAACGCCTGGGCTTGGGTTACCTGTTAAAGTAATGTTGCCAGAAGCGTAAGCGCCAGCGCCAGTTGTGTTGCTGGTGATTTTAAAACCAGAGCCATCAAATGAAGCCGTTGCGCCTGTGAGAGAACTGTTAATAACAGTAGCAACACCATTCAAATTGGTGGCCCCGGTGAAATCAAGACCTGTTAAGTTTTTAGTAACGCCGTCAACAACGATGACTAAGCCACCATTTGAGATTACGTTCCAATTTGAAATTGATTGTTCAGAAGCGGATAAGATACCGCCCTCGTTGAAGCCTGAGGTGGCTGTTCTTAACCATCGACCAATCATAATGGTGCGAGGCTTAGGGGTTTGACCAAAATAAAGAGCAGCGGCCTTGTATTCAGGTGCGTTCACACCAAAGTCGGCAGCAACACCCTCGATGGAAACATAGGTTCTGAATCTTTCAAGGCCGCTGATCACATCGGAATCACCTGCCACCATCAAGACGCCAAAAGATCGTCTTGCAGCTGCAAGTGGGCTCAAATTAACTACTACTCTGACTAAACGAGAAACTGATAATGACATATTAAAATCCTTTCAATGAACAGATTAAAGATTGAGGCGAAGTTTGAGTTCCGCTTAAAACTATTTTTAAAAACTTAATCCCGTAGAAATCTTTGGGATCGATTGCTGAGTAGTTGCCAGCTGAGATTGTATAAGAGAGGGTTGTGCCTGATGTCCCTGTCTTTACTGTTGAGTAGCTGCCTGTTAAAGTATCAGCAGCGGCGAAAGTGATCGCTGAACCAGAGAAGGCTGCAGGGAATTGCACACCAACTAAAGAGAAGCCTTTCAAACTAACCGCAGCTGATGAAGCTGAGCCCGAAGCAATAGTGACAGTAGGAAACAAAGTGATGCCTTCATATCCTGAGTACACCTGCGCTAATGACGCGCTCGATGTTAAAAGTATTGATAAGATTAAACCCTTCATTATGTCTCCTCTGGTGATTTGAATTCCATTAAATATTCCTCGTTACCTAGAACGGTGTGTATTGTCCCGTTCACAGATAAAATTGGAAGTATCGGATATGTTCTTTGAACTTGTCTTCTTAAGAAGACGCTCATTTCTATTCTATTAATAAACCGTTCGTTAACGAGATCAGGGATGTGAAAAGTTTTGCCTACGTTAACAAAGCCCATGTTGGCTTTTCTTAAAGCTTCTAAATTTTGTTGAATTTGAAATCCGTCTCTAATGAGACCTGCGTAATCCATAGCTTTCGGGCCATAAATTGCGCACATAACATCTAGAGTTTCGTGTCTTGACGAAACGTTCTTGTCGTCTTCATTAAGCCACACGTAGGAGTTAGCTTGTGGGTCAGATTCTCTTACACCAAACGCCATCCAATTGGTGGCGATGTCTGGTTGCTTTGGCGGGGCTACCTGCCATCTTGGTCGTACTAACTCTCCCTGAATACCTGAAACACCTACAAGAACCGTTTGAATAAACTGCTCTAAAGAGAGATTCCCTGGCAAACCTTGAGTAGTGGTTGGTAGTACATACCCGCCTGTTGCTGAAGTATTGCTCATGCTGGCACCTCCGCAACACACATTCCCTCAGTCCATCCCTCACCAAAGTTTAACCAATCGAGAACTGTTATGACTTGGTAGCGCTTACCTTTAAAAACTAGGATAGATGAATACTTGCCTGGTGAGCTTGCAACGATCTCGCCTTTGAACCAAAAAGTCTTCACGTCCGCAAGTCTGAATTCGTCCGGCAGTCTTTGAATGGCTTTCCCCGAAATAGGTTGAACAGAGCCGACAGAAACTAGTGTGCTCTCTGACATTACGTTCTCACCACGAGTGTTGACGGTCGAAACACGAGTGATCACAGAAATCGTATCAACGAAATCTGGATCAACTAGTAGTTCGGTAACATCGACTCTTGCCACTCTTAATATTCTCCGTAAACAACGTAAGTAACACTGTTTCTCAATTGGCCAGTTACGATCAAAGCCTTCTCGCCTTTAAATCCCATCCAACGACGTCTCGCGAGAGTTGCATCAGCTGGCGGGTCCATATTCTCTTGAGAGTTAATTACTTTTTTAATTGAATTCGATGCGGTGATACCTACTCGGTTGTAATATATTGAAAGGTTAGCTAAACCTTTCTTCCAAGATCCTCTTACTGCGCTTGCAAAAAGCTGTGCGATAGGTTCTTGCGCATTCTTAATACCAGTTGCCATCGGATGCCTTGCAGGGATGTTATTCATGGGCGATCCGAATTCATTGATTGCCATAATGGTGGCATTATTGATTGGCGCGTTTTCCTCTTTACGTTCTGTTTCTTCAGCAGGGACACCAACGAGAACATTTTCGTTCCGTAATCTTTTTAGGAAGTCATTAAAGAACTTGGTGTTGTCTGTAATCTCCATTGAGGGTTTACTCATAATTGAATTGCCCCCGCACCAAAGATTCTAGCTAGCCTTATAAACTGTTTTCCGTAATTTGTGAGGTTCCACCAGCCAGCATCTTTTTCAGTGGTGGTACTAGCGTCATAACCGACGCTCACAGAACCTACGGTCTTATTGTTAGCGATGCCACCCGATTGCCCAGGTGACCCACCAGTTGAGGAGGCTTTTTTGTTTTGGGCCGCTAACGTGATCTCGTGTGCAACATAAAGTTTCACGCCTGTAGTCCACATAGTTTTCCAAACGCATTCTAAGACCATCTTTTCGGCCACAGTCGCCCAAAATTCGATCTCAGGCGTGGTATACACCGCAGTATCACTGAATTCTGGAAATTCTGTTCGAAACTTCGGTATATCCACCTAAACTACCTCTTCTTTTTCTTGTCGACTTTCTTTTCGCTCTTCTTAGGCTTAGCTTCGAAAAAATCCTCTTCTTCGGCCAATTGCTCCTCAACAAGTTTTTCTTCTGCCATCTTGGTGAGTTTCTCTTCGGCTTGAGCTTTGATCTTTGCTACTTTCTCGGCTTTAGCAAAGTCCTCTTGAGCTTTCTGAGTAACAGCGAAGAGATCTTCACTCATCTTCTTTTGCTTCTCAGCTTCGGATTGCGCATTGATAGTTTTATCATGCGGTACTGCTAATCCTGCCTTAACCATTGCTTGAAAGTATTTCGTTGCTAGTGCTTCTTTGGGGATGTCATGCACCCCCTTACTGTAATCAACGCCGTTCAAACAAACGGCTTGCTTAAATAATATCTCCATGGCTGCCTCCTGGATGATGGTTAACTAAATTCCGTCAGCGTATCTGATTGTTTCTGGATACACGATTTCAAGTTCACCAAATGCCCAGAGGTAAGGTGCTGTGAAACGGATACCTTGGTAGTATGCAGTTTCTCGGCGAACCGGAACCATCGGGAATCGAACTCTGCTTTCGTCATCTGTGTAAACAACCATTCTGTCAGATGGACCAACACCGCGACCAACTAACCATTTCACTGGTTGGATATCGAGTGCTTTACCGTTAACAGTTAAGCTGATTGAGTTGTCTTGCAAAAATTTAAGAATAGATACGTTACCAGCTGAGCTTACTTTCTGTGAAGAGATGTAAGCGAATTGAGCTGGAGGTAATAAAAGTTTACCAGGACATACAGCGTAAGCTGCAGCAGCCCAAGAAGCTGACAACAACGTGTTAACGTCTGCCAAAATCTCGTCTGGTGTTTTATCAACCCATTCTGTTTGACCAGAAACACCAGTTGCTACTGTTGAAGTAGTAACAAGAGCTGAGTTCAAAAGACCAGTTGCACCGACATCGTCTGAACCAATGTACACCATTTGATCTGTGTTCATTTGATAAAGAATGTTCATTGCATCGATCTTTTGAGAGTCGATTGGTTGGCCTAACAATTGTGAACGATCAAGTTCAACAGATGTGTAGCTGATTTCACGAGCAAGCAAGCGAAGTGGCAACACGATTCTTTCACCGTTGATGCTTACGCCTGGGATTGCAGTTGATTCAGCAGAAACCCATGGCATGTTACCGCCAGAGCTTCCTGAGCCAGCTTTCAAAGTACCAGCACCAGCGAATGCTGATCTGATGAATGAAGTGCTCTCATTGCTCATAGTGATGCCAGGACGTAACTTAATATCACGAGCCCAGCTAACGCTTACGAGTGGTTCATATAATCTTCTATCCAAGTTATCGAGTTGATTCACGAAGTAACTTAGATTGCTATCTTGTGTTCTGTGACGTCTTCCTAATTTCATTATTTGTTTCCCCTTATTATCTTGCGATTCTTAGTTCGGCGTTATTGTCAGCATCTTTACCGTCTGTGGCCCAAGTAGCTTGTTGAGTAGTCAACTCAATAGCGTTTGCACCGTCATCTGTAGTTCTAAAAGCACCAACAGGTACGCCACCATTTGCTACGATTTGAATGAATACAGAACCACCACGAGCTGGTGTGCCACTGACACATTTCACACTCACATAACCACGAACTGCGAGGCCTTGAACTTGACTTGGATATGGAATAGCGTCGTCGAGTCCTTGATTTGTGTTCCCAGAGATAGATGGAGCTTCTCTGATTAAAACACCGGCGAAGTCAGCTGGAACTTCAGCACCGCCGTTGAATTGTTGAATTCCACCAGCTACGTACTTCATTGGGATACCGAAAGCTTGTGCGTAGGTACCTGAAGCCGCTACTAACTTCGCAGGTTCAACGTTTGTTTCGTCAGTTCTTGTTACATCACCAGCTACACCATTAGGGGCCTGATATAAATATGCGCTCATTGTTTAATTCTCCTTTTTCCTTAGTTCTGTTTTAGTTTCGCGTAATATTCCGCGTTCTTTTTATTCAATTCTTCAGCAGTCATTCCACGTCCACCGTTAATTGCTTCGGTGCCTGTGTCTGACGTTCTTTTTGTTTTTGACATTTCGCTTGCGCGTTTAACTTTCAACACTTCAGAAGCAGAAACAAAAAGTTTTGCGTCAAAAGTTGGTTTGCCTGCAGTTAGAGCATCGATCACTTGCTTACCCTCGGCAGTTGCATAAGCGACCTTTAGGGCTTTCTCTTCGATATTCTTCTGAGCTTGGATTCCAGGAGCTAAGATTTCAGCGCGTGACATGGTGTCGCCAGTCATTGTGCTCTCTTCGAAATCGTCGTCTTCTGATTCTTCTTTTTCGTCAGTGCCTTCAGCTTGAATGTCTTCATCACTAGCTTCAGCAGCTTCCATTTCTAAAAGTTTAGACATAGATAGCTCTAGAGCTTTCAAACGATCCTCAAGAGATTTTTCAGCTGGCAACTCTTCGTCTTTAGCTGGTTCTTCTTTTTTAGGTTCGTCTTTCTTCTCTTCATCTGTAGGTTGACCAAGTTTCTCAACCTTAGCTTGTAGGTCTTTGCAAATAGCTACGAGCTCGTCATAAGCGCCCGCATCTTTTGCTTCTTCTTTCTTCTCTTCTTTCTTCTCTTCTTTCTTTGGCTCAGCTTCGTCAGCCAATTTCATTGCTTCATCTTGCGCCTTCGCAAAGATAGCTTTGATTTTCTCTGTCAGTTTCATTGTTACACCCTTTCCTTTATGGTCGTTAATTGCATATGCTGATCCTGCCCGGCCTTCTTCGACCAAAGCTAAATGATTACCAATTATATTTTTTTGTAGTCCTTTACCGTCGCCCGTCTCTTCGTACTCAGCTTCATAGCCACAAGAAACTTCTCTAAGGCCATTCTTCACCAATTCAATTGCCATTTTGTCTGTAATGAGGAGGTCGGCGATAAGGTCGGATGAATGCTCGCCCTCGCCACGACGGACATTTTGCATGACACCTTTTGCGAGATCGCTCCACGTTTCGGGAGTTACGAAATCGTTTGGGTG